ATTACATGGTATCCCTAAATATAATATGTCAGTAGTAGCTAATAGTGAGAAACAAGCACTAGTAAGCTTTAGAGAAATATATGAAATGATAGAAAGTAACAATTTATATATTACAGGTGAGCGACCTAATAACCCTTTTTATTTAAGTAAGGTGTATGTGGAAGGAACAAGCACCAAGTCACAATTTTTATTCGATACTTCTAATGAGAAAACAAAAGATGGCGCTCGTGAAGGCTGCATTTTCTTTGATGAAGTACATGCTTATGAAAAAGATACAATCATTAACATCAAACGAAGTGGACTAGGTAAAGTTGCACATCCACGTACTTTTTATATCGGTACTGACGGATATGTAAGAGAAGGTTTCTTAGATAGATTAAAAGAAAGAGCAGACAACGTATTAAAAGGTATAAACCCTGAAGATAGATTATTCCCTTTCATCTGTAAAATTGATGATAAAGAAGAAATAGATAAACCAGATTTATGGGAAAAAGCAAATCCTATGTTCGAAAACCCAAAAAGTGAATATGGCGCTCAATTATTCAAAGAAGTTCATCAACAATATTTAGGACTTCAATTTAATCCATCTAATCGACCAGAATTTATGACTAAGCGAATGAATATGCCTGAAACAGATACGCAAAGTGTTGTAGCACCTTGGGATGATATTATGGCAACTAATCGACTTATACCTCCACTTGAAAATAATGAATGTATTGGTGGACTTGACTATGCAAGTTTAAAAGATTTTGCAGCAGTCGGTTTACTGTTTAGATCTGGTGATGATTATATTTGGAAAACTCACTCATTCGCTAGAAAAGAATTTCTTGATAAATATAAATTAAAGCCACCTATTCATGAATGGGAGAAAAAAGGTTTACTTACAATTGTAGATGAGCCAACAATAAACCCTAAACATATTATTGATTGGTTTATCGAAGCACAGAAGAATTACGGACTACAAAAAGTTGTAGCCGACAATTTCCGTATGGATTTACTTAGACCGTTGTTTGAAGATGCAGGCATCGAATATGAAGTAATAAAAAATACACGCGCAATTCAATCATTACTTGCACCAAGAGTTGAAGATATGTTCGCACAACATCATCTTATCTTTGGTGATAACCCTTTAATGCGTTGGTACACGCAAAACGTTGCCGTTAAGATACGCAAAGACGGCAACAAAGAGTATGAGAAGAAAGAACCTATAAGACGTAAAACTGACGGTTTCCAAGCTTTTATACATGCATTGTATAGAGCAGATGATTTAAAAGATTCTAATTTGGAAGAAGAAATCAATCTGTTAAGAAGCTTGAGATTTTAAAGGAAGGAGGAAGTAAGCTATGGGACTGTTCGATAAGTTATTCCGAAAGAATAAAGAGATTTCATGGATGTATGACTTAGAGCTTTTACAAGATACAAGTTCTAAAGCCTACATCAAAAGGATGGCTTTAAATGTGGTCGTTGAATATGTAGCAAGAACAATTGCTCAATCTGAATTTAGAGTAAAAGAGAGCGATCATGTCACTAAAGATGATATGTATTATTTATTGAATGTTCGACCTAATCCTAATCAAAATGCTACACAGTTTTGGCAGAAATTCATTTATAGACTTCTCGTTGACAACGAAGCACTAATTATTAAATCGGATGATGATTATTTATATGTAGCAGATGATTTTGACCATGAAACAGAATTAGGACTATTACCACATCGTTTTAATTCGGTTATGGTGAATGATTATAAATATAATCGCTACTTTTCAATGGATGATGTGATTTATTTAGAATATGCCAATGAAAAACTAGATAAATTCTCATTAGGACTATTTGAAGATTACGGTGAAGTATTTGGCCGTATGCTAAATATGCAACTCAAGAAAAATCAAATACGAGGTATTTTGAATGTTGGAACAACTAAGTTAGATGTTAAAGGAATTCAAGATTATATTGATATGATTTTTAATACTTTTGAGAAGAATCAAGTTGCGGTTGTACCTTTAACTGAAGGTTTAGAGTACGAAGAACATTCAACGAATAACTCTAGTGCAAATGGCTCTGATTTCAAAGAATTAAGGCAAGCAATTGAAGATATTCTTATTTATATTGCACGTATCATAGGTGTAGCACCTTCTCTTATATTAGGAGAAAATGCAGACTTAGAAAAAGCGATTGAAGCAACAAATAAATTCTGTTTTAAACCTTTGACTAAGAAATTAGAACGTGAGTTAAACGCTAAATTATTCTTTAAAGAGGAATACTTAAAAGATAACAAACGCATTGAAATTGTCGGTATAGATAAGAAAAATCCAATTGAATTAGCAGAAGCCATTGATAAGTTACGTTCTTCTGGTACATATACTGGTAATCAGATACGCATCATGCTTGGTGATGAACCAGGAGATGATGAACACTTAGATGAGTATGTACTGACTAAGAATTATGAATCAGTTTCATCTGTTGGAGGAGGTGAGACTAATAATGAGTAATCCGATTGTAAGAAATGTCACGCCAGTTTTTAGAAACGAAACTAAGAATAACAAGCACATTTTAACGTTGTCAGGTACTATTGCTAACTTATCTTTTCTTGACGACACTATCAGCGCTAAAGCTGTGAAAGATTCGCTTGATAATGTTAAAGAAGATATTGTTATTCGTTTAAATTCTGGCGGTGGGGATGTGTTTGAAGGGATAGAAATTTATAATTACTTAAAGTCCTTATCAAATCACATCACAATTGAAGTCACTGCATTAGCTGCAAGTGCTGCATCATTAGTTGCAATGGCAGGAGATAAGATTATTATCCGAACAGGTGCAAATATGATGGTACATGAGGCTTCTACAATGGCTTTTGGTAACAAATCAGACATTCAGAAAACATTGAACGCTTTAACTGCAATTGATACATCTATTGTTGATATATATCACGATAGAACAGGTTTAAATCGTGATGATATTGTTAATCTAATCACTAATGAAACATGGTTAACTGCAGATGAAGCAATCAATAAAGGTTTTGCAGATGAGAAATTATCTCGTAAATCTGTTGAGAAGCAGAAAGAAGGTGTAAAGAACGTGGGGAATTCAAAATATGTAGCAAAATTGAAAGAACAGTTACAAATCATTAATTCTATGATTGATGAAGCAGAAGAAGGAACACCAGGTGAACCTTCAAGTGATGATTCAAATGAACAACGTATTGCAGATTTGGAAAACGAAGTTAAAAACATTAAGTCACGCCTAGATAAATTAGAAAAGGGCGAAGACAAAGGTAATGAAGGCCAAGGTGGAGGTACTAATCCACCACCAAAAGAAAATAAATTTTCAAGATTTGCATTTTAAGTAGCTATTAACAATTGATGTTAATGGCTATTTTTTATGCATAAATTTAAGGAGGAATATTAATGCCTATCAAAGTAGGAGAGAAATTAAAAAACTATCAAGATCACAAAGCACACTTTGCAGAATTAGTTCGCAATGGTGCAAGTGATGAAGAACAATCAAAAGCATTTGGAGAAATGTTTGATGCATTATCAAACGATTTACAAGAAGAAATTTCAGTAGAAGTAAATAATCGCGTAGTAGACAACGGTATTTTAGCTAAACGTTCACAAGATCCTTTAACTTCAGAAGAACGTAAATTCTTTAATGAAATCAATACAGAAGTAGGATATAAAGAAGAAAAATTATTACCTGAAACAGTCATTGAACGTGTGTTTGATGATTTGCAATCAGAACATCCATTACTTTCAAAAATCAACATTCAAAATGCAGGTTTAGTAACACGTATCATTAAAGCAGAACCAACAGGCCAAGCTGTTTGGGGGAAAATCTTTGGTGAAATCAAAGGCCAATTAGATGCTGCATTTGATGAAGAAGAATTCAAACAATCTAAATTAACTTGTTTCGTAGTTATTCCAGATGACTTAAAAATGTTTGGACCTAACTGGGTAGAACGTTTTGTTCGTACTCAAATTGAAGAAGCTATTTCAGTTGCTTTAGAAGCTGCATTCATAACTGGTGAAGGCGCATCTAAAGACCAACCAGTTGGATTAATGAAAGATATCCAAGAAAATGGCGGTGTCGTTGATAAAACAACATCTGGAACTTTAACTTTTGCAGATGCAGATACAACTGTAAATGAATTAAAAGACGTATTAAAAGGCTTATCTGTTAAAGAAAACGGTAAAGAAGTAAACATTGACGGTAAAGTTGTATTAGTAGTTAACCCACAAGATTCATGGGATGTACAAGCGCGTTACACTTACTTAACTGCTAATGGTGGTTTTGTAACAGTATTACCTTATAATGTACAAATCGTGTCATCTGAGTTTGTTCCAACAAATAAATTAGTTGCATTTGTATCAGATCGTTATGATGCAGTACGTGGTGGCGGATTAACAGTTAAAAAATTCAACGAAACATTAGCTTTAGAAGATTGTATTTTATACACTGCTAAAACTTTTGCTTATGGTCAACCAGCTGACAATAATGCATCACGCGTATATGACTTAGAATTATCTACTGCAGTTCGTACTTCAACTCCTGCTGGTGGAACTACAGACGGTGCAGCACAAGCCTAAGAAAGTAGTTGATACTAATGCCAAGCGTTAAGATATCAGATGAAATTTTAGATGAATTTAAAGAATACACTAAGATTTCTCATGATACAGAAGATGAACATTTACTGCGTGTTTTAAATATGTCTTACGAGAATTTAGAAACACGTTTTGGCGTATTTGATATTAATAGTAATCTAAACGGTAAAAACTTAGTTTTTGCACGCGCTCGATATGATTATGAAGATTTATTAGAGTTCTTTAACGATAATTATCAAGATGATTTGTTACACTTTGGCTTTTTGACATTAAGAGAGCGTGATGTAAATGAAAAGTAAATTTAAAAAACCATTCATTACAACTAAAAAGTTAAATACGCGTGTTCATTTTTATGAGTATCAAGAGAATGAAGGGCCAGAAGCAGGTGTAAAACGTAAAAGAGTTTTATATCATTGTTGGGCATACGTTCCACAGTGGAAAATGACTGAATTACAACAAGCAATTGCAAATGGTACAGAACATGATGTGAAGATATTTATACGTGAAACACATGGGCAATATGTACCAAACGAAAAACATTACGTTGCAATAGATTCGCCATATATTCATCAAGATTTGAATATTAAATTAGTACAACCTGATGTAGAGAACGAACAATTTTTAATGTTAACTGCAGGGGTGGTATCTAATGGCGAGTAATAATTTTAGTGGTATTCGTGCAGATGGATTAAAACAACTTCAAAAAGATTTGGAGAATAGATTTAGTCGTCAAAGAATGAACAAAATCATAGATAAGGCGTTGATTAAGGCAGGAAATATTGTTTTAGACGCTATCAAAAGTAATATTCGTTACTTTAGAGATACTGGCGCAGAGTATGAAGAGGCTAAGCTATCAGCGCCTTATTGGGATAAAGGTGTTCGTTCTGTTCGAGTATATTGGGAAGGGCCACATCATAGATATTCTATTGTTCATTTAAACGAGAAAGGCTTTCACGCTAGAAATGGTAAGTTTATTCGACCTAAAGGTTTTGGTGCGATAGATAAAGCATTGCGTACAGCTGAGAAAGAGTTTTATAAAACGGTGCAGGAAGAAGTGGAGAAGTTACTATGATTGATATATTAAATAAAATATACAACGTCCTAAAAGATGACGAAAAACTAATGAAAATACTAGATATCAAGAATGTAAAGTTCAATGACTATCCTGACGTTAAAGACATCACAAAGCCTTATGTCGTATTAGATGACTTTGATGATCCTATTCCCGAAGTGCATTATGACGGAGAACGTGCAGCGTATAGTTATATTGTTCAAATAGATGTATTTGTGAAAGCTAATGCAGATTACAATGCACGATTAAGAAGAAACGAAATATCACAACGTATTAGTGATTTGCTCTGGAAAGAATTGAAAGCAGGGCAAGTAAGTAATTTAGGAAATGAATATAACAAAGAATTTGCTTTGTATCGCTCAACAAGACGATATGAAGCAATTTTTTATGAGGAGGAAAATTAAATGGTTAAATATGCTAAAACACCAAAATCATTTATCAACATTAAAGATTTAGGTTTTGCTTTATTAGAAACAGATGAATTAGACGGTACTATCAAATATTCAAACGTAACACAAACTCGTGGTTTACAAGAAATTTCAGTAGAAACTGGCGGAGAAATTGCTAATGCTTACGCTGACGGTTCAATCATTGAATCAGGTACTACTGATGGTGAAGGTAAAATTTCAATGACAATGCACGCTTTTCCTCAAGAAATTCGTGAATTAATTTTCAATGAAATTTACAATGAAAAAGGAGTGTACGCAGAAAAACGTGGTAAACAAAATAACTACGTAGCAGTATGGTTTAAACGTGAACGTCGCGATGGTTCTTATCAACAAGTTGGTTTAACTAAAGTTATGTTCGCTGATCCAAACTTAGAAGGTAAAACTGCCGAAGAAGATTGGGAATTCAGTTCAGAAGAATCTGAAGGTACTGCAATGCACCGTGTGGCTGACGGTAAACGTAAAATTTTATTCGATAGTTCTCGTGAAGGTGCAAATGTCGAT